TTGGAGGATCAAAATGACTACTACGGTAGAACCTACAGTTGAATGGTCCCAGGACCAAATGGTGGAGGTAATTCTTAATGAACCTGATGACTTCCTTAAAGTCCGTGAGACTTTAACCCGCATCGGAGTTGCATCAAGAAAAGAGAAAAAACTCTATCAATCTTGCCATATTCTGCATAAGCAGGGTAGATATTTCATCGTTCACTTTAAGGAATTGTTTGCCCTTGATGGTAAACATGCTAATCTTACTGTAAATGATGTACAGCGCAGAAATCGTATTGTTCGTCTGCTTGCAGATTGGGGACTGATTACTGTTGTAAAAGAAAGTAGCGTAACCGATATCGCACCACTTAATCAAATCAAAGTTCTTGCTTACAAGGACAAGGGTGATTGGATTCTGGAACAGAAGTATAATATTGGTAAAAAAGGAAAAACTCAAGAAGCAGAATAAATAATCCTGTGCCATTCGTGCGGCACTCTACAAAAGTCGGAACACCCTAAAAAGAGGTTGGGTTTTTACCCCTCCTCTTTTTTTCGTATCTTGTATAATTAGTAATGGATGCCGAAAGGGTCCACACAACACAAACTCGCTTTTAAAGGAGCTACCATAATGAACATTCAGAGGTATTCTGCTGCGGATCTTCCTGCTCTGATGGATAAGATCACCAAGCATAGTATTGGCATGGACGAATACTTTGATCGTCTATTTGCTCTTCACGAAACTACATCAAACTATCCACCATATAATCTAGTTCAGGTAAATAATGTTGAATCACACTTAGAGATTGCACTAGCAGGATTTAAGAAGAAGGAGGTTTATGTATTCACAGAGCATGGAAAACTTTTTGTCGAAGGACAAAAGGAAGATACAGAGTCGGACAAGACGTTTGTCCACAAGGGACTGGCTCAAAGAAGTTTTAAACGAGTCTGGACTCTATCCGACGACACAGAAGTCAGGGAAGTCACATTTGAAGACGGACTTCTACGGATCGTACTTGGGAAAATAGTTCCAGAGCATCATCAACGAAAGGACTATCTCTAAATAAAATAAAAAAATATGAAAACCTTCCAGCAATTTATTGAAGAGTCTAAGGCAAATCTCAAGAAGGTCATTAAATATCCAATGGCAAAACCAAACTTGGGATTACCAAAAGGCAAAGCCTATGCTAAAAGATCATCTTCAAGTGCTGGGGGTGGTGGTAATGGAGATGGTGGCGGCGATGGTGGTGGAGGAGATGGTGGGGAATAAATAATATTGAATATCGTCGGCGCAGACGAGGAGGTAACTGGCAAAAACCAGTTGACACCTCCTCTTTTTATTGATATAATATTTTTGGTGGAGATTATTGTTAAATGACAATTCAAGTTGCTAGGTTAAAGTCTGGCGAAGATGTTATCGCAGACATTAAAGAAATTAGAAATAAAGAAGGAGATCCAGTTGCTTATTTGTTTGGAAATCCTAGGTCACTTTCTCTGGTTAAAGAAAGTGAAATTCAGTTCTTAACCGAAGAAGCAGTGAATGCTGGTGAATCTGATGGAGTTAGAGTTGTTTTCAGTCCTTTTATGCCACTGTCTAAGGATAAAGAGTCTCTAATTCCTTTTGATTGGGTTGTCACTATTGCCAATCCATTGGATGAAATTGTTACCATGTATGAGGAAAATTTAAATGGCGCTCCAAGTTCTATTGCTAAAAAATGAAACTGTTCTCATCGCTGATGTAGAAGAAGTTGGTTCAGATATTGGTGAACCAGATTGTAAACTCACCAATCCTTACAAGGTTGAAGATGGCATGAAGTTGACCCCATGGCCTCCATACACAGATCAAAACATCATTATGATGTCTTCAGATTCCATCTTGACTATTGTGCGTCCTAGTGTTAAACTGGAAGGAGTCTATACTGCCGAGGTTAAATGAGGTTTTACACCAACATCCAGATGGTCGGAAACCAGTTTCTCGTTCGTGGATATGAAAATGGAGAAAGGTTTGAATTTCGTGATCAGTCTGGATGGAAACCAACCCTCTTTGTTCCTTCAAAGAAGAAGTCTTTCTACAAGACGTTGGATGGTGACTATGTTGAACCCATTAAGCCTGGTAATGTAAAAGAGTGCAGAGAATTCATCTCCAAGTATGATGGGGTTGATGGATTCTCTGTTTATGGTAATGAGAAGTTTATATTTCAATACATCTCCGAGAAGTATCCTGAGGACGAAATCAAGTTTGACTTGAGCAAGATTCTTCTCTATACAATCGACATTGAGACTACATCGGAAAATGGATTCCCTGATGTGGAATCTGCTTCTGAAGAAATTCTTCTAATCACAATTCAGGACTATACTACCAAAGAAATTACCACTTGGGGTGTCGGCCCTTTTAAACTGAAGGAAGATAAAGTACGATACATTCAGTTTAATAATGAGCGTGATCTTCTGAATGATTTCATCAATTGGTGGATGACAAACACGCCAGATGTTATCACTGGATGGAACATTCAGATGTTCGATATCCCGTACATCGCTCGTAGATTGGAAAGAGTTCTTGGTGAAAAACTTGCCAAGAGACTTTCTCCTTGGGGATTGCTGACTGAGAAAGAAGTCTACATCAAAGGTCGTCGCCAAATCGTGTACGATATTGGTGGAGTATCTCAGTTAGATTATTTAGATTTGTATAAAAAATTCACCTACAAAGCTCAAGAGTCCTATCGGTTGGACTACATAGCGCAGGTGGAATTAGGATCGCAAAAATTAGATCACTCTGAGTTTGAAACGTTCAAGGACTTCTACACAAAAGGGTGGCAGAAGTTTGTTGAATACAATATAATTGACGTGAAACTTGTTGACCGTTTGGAAGACAAGATGAAACTGATTGAACTCTGTTTGACCATGGCTTATGACGCCAAAGTTAATTACACAGACGTTTTTTATCAGGTTCGTACATGGGATGCCATCATATACAATTATCTTAAAAAGAAAAACATTGTAATCCCACCAAAACTACGTCAATCTAAGAGCGAAAAGTACGCTGGTGCTTATGTTAAAGAACCGGTTCCTGGGGTGTATGATTGGGTGGTCAGCTTTGACCTTAATAGTCTATATCCTCATCTCATTATGCAGTACAACATTTCACCCGAAACCCTCATTGAAGAGCGTCATCCCACTGCAAATGTTGAAAGGATCCTGAATCAGGAAATCACTTTCGAGATGTATAAGGATAAGGCCGTTTGTGCAAACGGTGCCATGTATCGCAAAGATAAGCGTGGTTTTCTTCCTGAATTGATGGAGAGCATGTATCAAGATCGAGTAATTTACAAGAAAAAGATGCTTGCTGCCAAACAAGAATATGAAAAGACAAAGAATCCAGAACTAGTAAAAGAAATTGCCAGGTGCAATAATATTCAGATGGCAAAGAAGATTTCTTTGAACTCTGCTTATGGCGCTATCGGCAATGAATATTTTCGATACTATAAGTTGGCAAATGCAGAGGCAATTACTCTGTCTGGGCAAGTGTCAATTCGCTGGATCGAGGGCAAAATGAATGCCCATCTCAACAAAATTCTCAAAACCGACAAGGTAGATTATGTCATTGCTTCTGATACCGATAGCATTTACCTCAATTTGGGCCCTTTGGTTGACTGCGTATACAAAGGCAGAGAGAAGGACAATGAATCTATTGTTTCGTTCCTTGATAAAGTGTGTTCTCTGGAACTGGAACCTTTTATCGAAACTTCTTATCAGACCCTTGCATCGTATGTCAATGCCTATGACCAAAAGATGCAAATGAAGCGTGAGAATATCGCAAACAAAGGCATTTGGACTGCCAAGAAGCGATATATTCTCAACGTTTGGAACAGTGAAGGCGTGCAATATGCAGAGCCGAAACTAAAGATCATGGGTATCGAAGCAATTAAATCATCTACTCCTGCTCCATGCAGGAAGATGTTGAAGGATGCTCTTAAGATTATGATGAATGGCACTGAAGAAGAGGTGCAAAACTTCATTGTCGATTCTCATAAAAAATTCAGGCAGTGTTCTCCCGAGGAAGTTTCTTTTCCCAGATCTGTAAGTGATATAACTAAGTATAAATCATCCTCTGACATTTACACAAAGGGAACACCAATTCATTGCAGAGGAGCACTCTTGTTCAATCACTATATTCGGGATAAAAAACTTACTAATAAGTATTCCCTTATTCAAGATGGTGAAAAAATCAAGTTTTGTTATCTGAAAATACCCAATCCAATCCATGAAAATGTAATTTCATTCATTCAAGACTTTCCTAAAGAGTTGGGATTGAATCAATATGTCGATTACGATTTGCAATTTGAGAAATCGTTTATCGAGCCTCTGAGAGTCATTATGGATAGTATTGGTTGGAGTGTAGAAAAGAAAAATACTTTGGAGGACTTCTTCTCATGACCAATCTACCATTTTCACCCGACGCTTTACCTCCTGAAAAACGTGAAAAATGGAACAGGGGACTGGATTTATTCATAGAATCTGTTCTCAAACCAGATTATGATTTAAGAATGGAGGCCCACAATCAAGAATGTTTGGAAGAGTTGATGCAAATTCGCCAAACTGTGTTAGAATACCTTAAGGAATTTAGATTGTTATGAGTTTTATTGCTGACCTGGCTAAGGAGATTAAAAGTGACTTCACTCAGATCGCTTCTGAAATCGATGATCGTGAAGACTATATTGATTCTGGTTGTTACATCCTCAATGCTCTCCTTTGCGGGAGCATTTATGGTGGTGTCTCATCTAACAAAATCACTGCCATCGCTGGTGAGTCCAGTACAGGAAAAACCTTCTTCTCTCTTGCGGTAGTCCAGAATTTTCTTAATGAAAATCCTGAAGGTGGTGTAATTTATTTTGATACTGAGTCCGCAATTACAAAACACTTGCTGACAGAACGGAAAATTGATACCACTCGTTGCATTATTGCTAACGTTGTAACAGTTGAAGAGTTCAGATCTCAGGCTTTAAAAATTGTCGATAAATATCTGAAGACCCCTGTTGAAGATCGCAAACCTTTAATGTTTGTGCTCGATTCCCTTGGTATGCTTTCTACTGAGAAAGAAATTACCGATGCTCTAAATGAAAAACAAGTAAGAGATATGACAAAATCTCAACTTGTTAAAGGCGCTTTTAGGATGTTGACGCTAAAATTGGGTCAAGCAAACATTCCAATGCTAGTTACCAACCACACTTATGATGTCATCGGAGCTTATGTACCAACTAAGGAAATGGGGGGAGGCAGCGGCCTCAAGTATGCAGCAAGTACAATCATCTATCTCAGCAAAAAGAAAGAGAAGGATGGAACGGAAGTGGTCGGCAATCTTATCAAAGTTAAGACTGCTAAGTCTCGTTTAAGTCGTGAGAATCAAGAAGTATCTGTACGTCTCTTTTACGATGAGCGTGGCCTTGATCGTTATTATGGTCTTCTTGAACTCGGTGAAATCGGCGGTCTATGGAAGAATGTCGCAGGACGCTATGAAATTGACGGCAAGAAACTATATGCAAAGGCAATTCTAGCCGATCCTGAAACTTATTTCACTGAAGATATTATGGAGAAACTTGATGAAATTGCGAGACGAGAATTTACTTACGGATCACCTTCATAAGTTTATTGTAACTTATGAGAATTCATTAGATGCTGGTGTTTGCGATCAACTTGTAACTTTGTTTGAGCAACAAACACCAGAGTTTATTGACAATCAACAGAAACCTCAGTTTTCTCAGTGGAATTTTACTGCTGAGATGTCTCAGGATGAAGGTCTACACAAGCATATTGTGAAGACTGCGATGAAATATAGAGACGAATACTACGAAGCAATGTGCTCTGACTGTTTCCCAGAGAAGCATCAGTGGGAACAGTTTAGGATTAAGAAGTACAGAGCTGGAACAGACGACCAGTTTAAGACGCATGTTGATGTTGGGGACTATGCTTCCGCACGCAGATACCTTGCAATGTTCTGGTATCTGAATGACGTTGTGGAGGGAGGAGAGACTGAGTTCCTCCATAAAAAAATTGTACCAACAAAAGGAACGTTAGTTATGTTCCCTCCTTTTTGGTGCTTTCCACACAAGGCTTTGCCCTGTGTCAGTTCTGACAAGTATATTTTGACCACATATCTTCATTATAAATGATTAGCATCGAGAATTCTATTCTTAAAAATCTCATTACCAATGAGGATTATACTCGTAAGGTTCTACCCTTTATTAAAGATGAATACTTTGATGACAATAATCAGAAGGTATTGTTTCAAGAGTGTAGAGACTTTATTACCAAGTATGATGCCCGTATTTCATATGAGGCTTTGTCAATTGAAGTGCAGAACCGCACTGATTTGACTGAGAGTGATTATACTGAGATCTCTCAACTCATCGACAGACTTCGCTGCGATGATGAAGATCAGCAAATGAATTGGTTGCTTGATACAACTGAGAAGTGGTGTAGAGATCGTGCCATTTATTTGGCACTCATGGATTCAATTTACATCGCTGATGGTAAGGATTCCAAAAGAGACCGTGGAGCAATCCCAACTATTCTTCAGGAAGCCCTTGCAGTTTCTTTTGATAACCATATTGGTCATGATTACCTCCAAGACTATGAGGCACGTTATGAATCTTACCATCGGAAGGAAGATCGTATTCCGTTTGATCTCGAATACTTTAATAAGATTACGAAAGGTGGTCTTCCTAATAAGACTCTTAATGTCGCTCTTGCTGGGACAGGTGTTGGTAAGTCTCTTTTCATGTGTCATATGGCTAGCGCCTGTCTGCTTAACGGACACAATGTCCTTTACATTACAATGGAGATGGCAGAGGAGAAAATTGCTGAGCGTATTGATGCGAACCTGCTAGACGTAAACATTCAGGATATTGTAGATATTCCTCAGAATATCTTTGAACGTAAAGTTAATAAGTTGGTATCTAAAACACATGGCAACCTTATAATTAAAGAGTATCCCACAGCATCTGCTCATGTTGGACACTTTAGGGCACTTCTTAACGAACTTGCACTTAAGAAATCATTCCGTCCTGATATTATTTTCATTGATTACCTTAATATATGTGCTTCCAGCAGGTATAGCAAGATGGGCAATGTCAATTCATATTCTTATATTAAAGCTATTGCAGAGGAACTTCGAGGGTTGGCTGTTGAGGCAAACGTCCCTATCGTATCTGCCACGCAGACCACTCGCTCTGGTTATAGTAGCAGTGACGTTGACATTACTGACACTTCTGAATCCTTTGGCCTCCCTGCTACTGCTGATCTTATGTTTGCCCTTATTAGCACCGAGGAATTGGAGGGACTTGGACAGATTATGGTGAAGCAACTTAAGAATCGATACAATGATCCCACAGTAAATAAGAGGTTTATTGTTGGTGTTGATCGTGCAAAGATGCGTCTCTATGATTGTGATCAGTCTGAGGGTGGATCTTTAATTGACGCTGGAGATGAAGAGATCACCACATCGATTCAAGATGATAAGAAGTCAAAATTTGCTAGATTGAACTTCTCTTAATCATTGACACGCCGTCAAAAATCTGATAGTATAGTATTGAACTAATTAATTTTCATGGCAGACTTTAACAAGTACACTGAATTTGTAAATCAAGTAACCAGTTCTCCTTCCAAAAAGTATTATGACTTTGGACAACGCCTTGCACAACTCAACGATCAAGGTGCTCCTATCGAACGTTTGCTGACTGCAGCTGTTGGTATCAGCGCAGAGGGTGG